CGCTTGTTGGCGTCTTCGAGGGCGGAGATCAGCAACGGAATATCTGTGCGGGCATGGGCGATGAAGTGGCTATTGTTTATGGGGTCAGGCGCAGCATGAAGGCTTATCCCGCCTTCATAGCCGAAATACACACGCGGTCCTTCCTGTCGCCAAGGCCCCGGCGTTGCTGCCTCTGCCCGCGCACGTATCTCCGCAATCTGTTCTTCGGTCAGCATCTTTCCATTTCCTTCGCGGTTGATGGTGCGCGCCTGCCGGGCGACACGGTTACGGTGTCACCGCACGGCCTGTAGAATACAGCAAGATAGTCATCGCCGCGCGACACAAGCGTTGCGAGTATCCAGCCGTCATCGCCATATAGTCGCAGGGTAGCGCCCAATTCTTGCATCGAAAAAAAAGCAGTCCGGCATTCAATGCGTGTCATGGTTCCTCCATATTCCGACACATACTAAACCGCATGTGCGGCGCGGTCAACAAAAAAACGCCGGTCACTCGGACCGGCGTTTAATTTGGAGCCGCATACCGCTTACAAGGCGGTTGCTCTACCTGTTGAGCTACTGCGGCCTACTTATCAGCCTTCAATTCTTCGGCGTAAATCCGTGCGGCTTCCTCTGGCGACATGTCAGATTTGATCGTATGGACCGCGCCTTTGTGGTTAAGGTCAATGTCCTGCTTGTCGCGCCATTCTGCTGGGCGGCGGTTCTTAAGCCAAAAGATTGCCGCCGTGGTATCGGGCGTTATCTTGGCGATGTACGGCGCATATACCGGCTTGTCGGCACCTGCGGGCATGAAAATCTTGACCTCATCCTGCTCATAGCCGATGGCCCGCTGATACAGACTACGCTCAACGCGCTCATCTGCAATTTCCTTGCCAGCCTTTAGGGAATGACAAAATTCCTCATGCTCGTTGCGCCAGCGGTATAAAGTCCTAACATCCACGTCGAATGCCGCCGCCATTTCCGCGTCCGTAGCACCAAAGGCCGCGAGCTTTTCCGCGACCTTTACAAACTTCGGATCATACTTTGTCGGCCTGCCCGCTGGCACCTAACCACTCCCTCACAATAGCTTCCGCTTGGTCCGCCGCATCCTCCATCGTGGATGCGTTTATCACGGCAACAGGATAACCCAAGCCCCGCAGTTTTTCAATCCGGCTTACTTGCGCCGGGCTTGGGCGGGCACGGCCTAGCTTCATTTCGATCAGCCCCACGCGACCGCCGGGCATGTAGATGCGCAGGTCCGGCTCGCCAGCGACCATGCCAGCCGCCTTGAGTTTGAGCGCCAGTACCGGATGCCGCTTCGCCGCATTCTGATCCGATGCTACGTCCACGCCCATGCGCCTGAGGCGCTGTACAACGGCGCATTGCAGGTGATGTTCTTGGATTTTAGCCGGGACGGGGATGTCTACTTGGTGGCGCATGTTACCCGCAAAAATTGGCAATATTGGCCTTCGCGATTTCGTACGATGTCTCAAAAACGCGCGCAAGATCGAACACGCCATCCATCCCGCAAAAATGCAGCATCACGCGATCCTGCTCATCGAAATACCAATTAGAGCAGCCGTCGAACCTTATGGTTCCGTGCATGTATGTCGCGGCATCAAGCATGTCTACAACCTGAAATCCGTCGCCATCTTCAAAAACCATATTCCCCTTAGGGCCGCGGCACGGCACGCGGACAACATCAAACTCGATGACGGCCTCATTGGCGAAATCCCAAAATATCAGCCAGCCACCGGCATCGTGTTTGTTCGCCTGTAGTCTGTTCAACGCGGCCTCCATTTTCATGCAGTAACCGGGCCGGAAATAACCGGATCAACGTCAGCGAGGCAATCGACTACGCGCCAGATTTTAAGCTCACAGCCGACGACGCGATGACGAATTCCGTCAAGCCACTCCTGAGCATCGGCAAGGGACTTGGCGTGCTTCATGTATCCATCAACGTAGCAGTGGTAAAAAATCTTGCCAGTCATTTCCGTCTCCATTCGTTTTGCTCGCTTCCGATGATTGAATTTACCGCGCCGTGCATATGGCGTCAATAAAAAAATACTCCCATCACACAAAAAGCACCCTAATTCACAAAAACCGCAGAAAACCGCCGAAAATAATTTTGAAATAATTTCGGACGCAGTTTAGAGGCGTTAATTATTACGCTGTAAGCCACTGTAAATAATGGATATTTTGCAAAAATACTCTCATTAGGGTGGACGAAACAGGGTTTTGAGTTTTCGTGTAGTAGTTTGTGGTAGCATTGGAGTAATGTGTAGCTTACTCCATTGCTACCACGAAAAAGGGTGTGTACCTATGAAAAATAACCTTTTATTCTATTGTTACATAAAACACACAGACAGAATGGCAGATTTCCGCCAAAAATTCTTACTCCAGGGGTTTGGATTATGCACTTTCAATAATTGCCCGGTAATTGCCGAAATTGCCAAAAAACATTGAAATTTTGAGAGCTTTGAGAGTAATTTGCTTACTCTTGCAAAATTGAGAGCAAATAATCTCTATGGTAGCAATGGAGTAAAATAGCTGAAAATGTGGTAGCAATAGAGTAATTTTCGTGTTACAGTGGAAGCAATGGAGTAACCATCCCGGAGAAAAAGACATGAACATAGGTGAAATTTGCGCCCGCAAGAACATTGAGGCGGGCGCGCTGCGAGCGGCGATCATCAACAATTTCGAGCGCGCGTATTCCAGCGACACACATACGGACTTCGTGAATGCCGTTTTTGCGTCAATTGGCGACAAGGCGACGGTGTACCGCACCAAACCCAAACGGATCAATTTCTGGCTAGACGCCGCCTTGGCCGGACACTTCACAGATCGCGCCAAACAGGCTGGCCTGACCAATCAAGCCTATTTCGAGCATCTATTCTGGCATGATCCCGGCCCGCATGTGCGCGATATAGCCGCGCAGGTGATGGCAACCTTGCCGCGCGATATTGACGAACTCAACGCCGAGCTAGGCGACCTGTTCATGCCGGTCATGCGTCTGCTAGAAGACCGGCCAGACGTTGATTTCGTCGGCAATGATGTCGTGGCGGTGGCCGTTGAGCCGCGCCCGCCGCTAGAACCAACCGGCGAACGGCGCAAGGTAAACCTATGGGCCACGCCGGAAATCGCGGCCAAGATGAAAGAGCGCGCCGATAGCGCCGGAATGACGCGAACGGAATATTTCGCGTATCTCGTGAAAAACGGTTGACGCGGGGCGCGGTGTGTGTATGGATGGTGCGGTTGAAAGAAATGGAGAACCAATAATGGAAACCCTTAAAGAACTCGCAGCCCTGACGCTGTTCGCGGTGTTTATCGCCGGTATGGTCGTGATTGGGTTGATCTGATGCTAGACCCAGATATGCCAACCCAAGAACTCCGCCTCCACATGGGCGAACTCACGCCAGATGAGGTCCGAGTGGCCCGTGCCGCTATCAGGTGGGCAAATGCTGAATTTATCAACGAAATGAGGCGTATCGAGCGGGAACTGGACAATTTGCTATGATAGACAACATCATAGAACGAGTGCGCGGGCTGACCGGGCCTGATCGGGAAGTGGATGCGGTTGTCTTCGAGTTTTTTGGTGGCTTATCTTGGGTTGTTCCGCCCGCCTACACCGCCTCCCTCGACGCAGTTGTTTCCCTGATCGAGAGGGAATTGCCGAGCTATCGCTGGCAGTGTGGAAACGACGGACCCGGCATAAGCGCGTTCGGTTTTGTTGGCCGCGATGACGAGCCAGCACATTTGGGCGAAACCCCAGCGCTGGCCCTCCTTCTCGCCGCCCTCACCGCCATAAAGGAGCGGGATGAATGATCGACACAGCAGCACTAGACCGGGCCGTGAGAGAGGTGACGACGCCAGCAATTCGCGCACAGGCCGACAATTGTGTATACGGATTAAGCAAACCCTACATATGCGTCATTGCCCCGCGCATCATCGCTCGTTACTGCGAAATACTTGACAACGCCTCACCGCCCGCGCAACAATGACGCCCCGCATACAGTAACCAAAGGCACCCGCCAGCCGCATGGTATCCCTGACAGACAAGTTCCCCGGCGGCTTCAAGGCGAGCGAGCCGAAAAAATCAGCATACGTCACAATAACCGATCCGCGCATGGGCTTTTTGGACCATCTGCGCGAACTCGGTTATGTGCCGCCCACATTCCTGAAAAAAGACGCAATCAATCGCTTCCCCGGTCCCGGCGACAAGGCGACCGGCGATAGCGGTTGGGCCGTGTATTACGAGTTTCCCGACGCCTTCAATGTCGGCGGCAAGATCGGCGTCGGCAAATACGGATCGTGGCGCGCCGGAACAAACGAAACATGGGTCAGCAAGCGCGCCGAAAGCATGTCGCATGAAGAACGCGCCGCGCTTGCCGGACACATGGAAGAGGCGCAACGCTTACGCGAAGAAGCGCAAGAGCGGCTACACGCCGAAACCGCAGTTATGGCGCAATCGGAATGGGCCAGCCTAGAGCCCGCGACGGCGCATCCATACCTAGACGCCAAGCGGATCAAGCCGCACGGCGCGCGGATCAAGGGTGGTGCGCTTGTAATTCCGGTATGCGATGCGGGCGGGATTGTCAGCCTGCAATATATCTGGCCGGACAAAAAACGCTTTATGACGGGCGGCAAGACGCGCGGGTGTTATTACGTTATTCCGGGTACTGACGGCACTGTGTATGTATGTGAAGGCTTCGCCACGGGCGCGACAATCGCGGAGGCAACGGGCGCGACGGTCTATGTCGCGTTCAACGCTGGCAACCTCATAGACGTGACACAAACCGTGAAGGCCGCGCATCCCGGCGCTAGGCTCATTGTCGCTGGTGACGATGATGTGAACACCGAAGGAAACCCCGGACGCGCGAAGGCAACGGCGGCGGCGGACATGGCGGGGTGCGACGTTGCTTTTCCGGCGGTGCCGACAGACTTTAACGATATGGCTTGCGCGGGTCACGATGTTGCGGTGGCACTTGCGCCCGCCGCGATAGTCACGGCGGATCGGCCTAAAGAAAAATCGCCCATGCCGCCGGACTTGCTCAAGCCGCCCGGAATGCTTGGCGACATCGTGTCTTATTACAATGCCACCGCGCGACGGCACGAAGGAGGCTATGCGGTACAGGCGGCGCTCGCACTCGCAAGCGTCGTATGCGGACGAAATTTCCGCACGGACAAGGAAAACTTTTCCGCTATGTATTTTTTGAATGTCGGTAAATCGTCGTCCGGCAAAGAACATGGCATGAAGGTTTGCGAGCGATGCTTGGAGGCTGCGGGCCAGCACGAAGTTATGATTGGCGGCGGGTACACGTCTAGCGGTGCGGTTTATTCAACGCTGTTGCGTTTGCCACGACACTTGGCCGTCATTGACGAATTCGGGATGTATCTCGAAAGTGCCGGGAACGCAAAAAACACAAACCTCATGGAAGCCAACAAGGAACTCATGGGGATGATAGGGCGAACGGACGGCATCGCTCGCCCGCAAGCCTATTCAACAATGACGCTCACGAAAGAGCGCGCGGACGAAATGGCGGAGCGCAAGGTTTACAATCCGTCCATAACGATGCTGGCTATGACAACGCCAAGCAAGCTGTATGAAAACCTTTCATCCAAAAACGTGCATGACGGGTTTCTGGGGCGGTTTGTGATTTATCAGTCTGACGCGGAACGCGACATAGGGCGCATGCGGACGATCATCGACGTGCCGCAGCGGATTGTTGAATGGATTAAAGCCGTAACGTCGCGCGCGTCACGCAAAAACGAAATAGCGAGCGAGCGACCTGAGTTTGTTACTGTGCCATTCAGCCGCGAAAGCGAGGCGCTGCACACAGAGTTTGACCGTTTCTGCGTCACGCTTTGTAACGAGCTTGAGCGCAACCGGCTAGAGGAATTGCCGGGCCGCAGCAACGAAATGGCTATGAAGCTGGCGCTTATCGTGGCGCTCGCTCGTGATCCGTACACGAATGAAATCAAGCCGCAGGATAGCGAGTGGGCTATCTCATACATAAAATTTTGCCTGTTGCAGACTGTCGAAATTTTCAAGATGAAGGTTTCCGGGTCGCAGTACGAGGCAGAGAAAAAAGCTATCCTTGAGGCGATCAAGGCATATGGCGCGGAGGGCATCACGCTTGGCGCGATGCACAGGACGCCGCCATTTAGCTACCCGAAAAAGCGCGACCTTACCGAAATTCTTGACGCGCTTTGCGAGAGTGGACTTGTGATTTACGATGACCCGCCCGCGAACGGCAAGCCGGGCAGGCCGTCGCAAAAGATGCGGCGCTATTGGCATAAATCTTTTGTCGTTGCCGTAAATGATGATGGTGCCGATAGTGTTGACGGCAAAGAAGAAAAAGAGTAGGTTTTTGGAATGGGAAACATGCTACAGCTAACCCTCCGCGCAATCGAAACCGCCGAAACCGGGGCCGACAAAGCCCTAGAAAAAGGCGATGCGGACAGGCATGACCGGCTTAGACGCCGCGCCGAAATCCTGAAAAAGCGTATCGAACAGGGTTCGCTGTATGACGATTGAAAACCCCGGATACCCGCACTATAGTTGCGTTGTGTCATGCTCTCGTTTTTGGTGCGGGGACGATTGAGCGGCACCCGGCCCGGCAAGTGTTCCTCCATTCGCTTGCCGGGCCACTTTTTTCTTGACGGGGTTTCGTGCGGCGCGTATTGTGCCGATGAACAACCGGAGAACGCACCATGAAAGCACTCGCGCTAAAATCAATGTCACCCGCCGAAATGGCGGAACTCGAAACCGCCGACTTGGCCGATATGCAGGCTGAAATTTCGGCATTGGCGGGATTGGTCAAGACGCTGAACGCCAATCTTGACGCCGCGATTGTCGCCAAGTTTGGCGACAAGATCGACGCCGCCTATGCCGAAAAACATACGGGCACGGCGCACATTCTGGATGGCAATTTCGACCTTGAAATCAACGTGCCGAAAAAGATCGACTGGGATCAGGCGATCCTGAAAAAGGCCGAAACCCTTATCCGCGATGAGTGGGGCGATGACCCCGAAGAATACATTTCCATTACGCGCAAGGTTTCCGAAAGCGCGTGGAAGTCGTGGCCGACGCGCCTCAAGGAAATGTTTGCCGACGCGCGCACCGAAGGCACGGCGAAACCGCAGTTCAAGATTGCACGAAAGGAAAGCGAATGACCAAGCCGGAATACGTTATCGCACCGGAGGGGTGCGAGGATTACCTGACGCCGGGGAAGTCGTATCGTGTTGTTGATTCGCGCGGTGGATACTTTTCAATAATCGACGACGATGATGATTTGCTATCGTCTTGCCTCTTGACTGATTGCGTCCACGCCAACGGCGACTGGATTATTCCGGGTGCGGATGATGTTGCCGCACCCGAAGTAACGATTGATGCGGTTTCTGTTGCTGACATAGAAATTCAGCAGGACGGCGACAACCTGCTTATCAATCAGGGTATGCAAACGGTCTTTGTTTACGGCAGAAATATCCCCGCCCTCATTTCCGCACTACAACTCATGGTGAAAAAGTAATGGCATTCGACCTAAACTCAATCCGGCGCGGTGCTAGCGACAACCCCCCGCGCATCATCGTTCACGGTGTACAGGGCGTCGGCAAGACGAGCCTGATTACCGGCGCGCCAAAGCCAATCGTGATCCAGACCGAAGATGGCCTTGGTGCGATTGACGTTCCCGCCTTCCCGCTGGCGAAGTCTTACAACGAAGTCATGGAAGCCCTTGCCACGCTCGCAACGGAAGACCATGACTTTGAAACCGTCATGATTGACAGTCTCGATTGGCTTGAGCCGATGGTATGGCGCGAGTATATCGTGCGCTATCCGACAACGGAAAAGGGCGCGCAGGTCAAATCCATTGACGATTACGGATATGGCAAGGGCTATATCGGCGTCATGGAATTGTGGGGCGAGTACATCGAAGCGATCAATTATCTGCGGACTGACAAACGCATGACGATCATCCAGACCGCTCACACAAACGTCAAGCGGTACAATGACCCGTCAAGCGAGCCCTACGACCGATATCAAATCAAGCTACAGGATCGGGCATCGGCCAAGCTGTTGGAGCATTCCGATATTGTCATGTTCCAGAATTGGCGCATCGGCGTGAAAGAAGTGTCCAAGGACCGCAATCGAGGCGTGGGCTCCGGAGAACGTGTCGCATATTTCGAGGAGCGGCCCGCGTTCATCGCCAAAAACCGATACACGATGCCGAGTGAAGTAACCCTGCCGCGTAACCCCGCCGAAGTGTTTGGCGCTGTTGCGCAGCATATCCCGTATTTTTCCAAGCAGCGCAATGTAGCCGCAGAACAGAAAAAGGACCAGTAAAAATGGTAGCACTAAACGGAACGTACCAAGCGGACCCGAACGCGACAAACAACTTCGATGCCGTCCCGCCCGGCGAGTATCAGGTAATGATGGTCAGTAGCAAGATGAACGCCAAGAATACCGGCATTTCTTGCGAGTTTGATATCGTATCGGGCGAATTTCAGGGACGGAAACTTTGGCTTAATCTGGCCCTGTTCCACGATAACCCGAAGGCACAGGAAGTGGGCCAGCGGTTCCTTAACGACATGTGCATGGCAACCGGCAAAATGGCGATTGCCGACACTGCGGACCTGCACGGGATCACGATGATTGCGAAGGTCAAACTGCGGAAAGACGATCCTTCGCAGAATGACATTTCCGGCTTCAAGGCTCCGGGCGGTGCGGCGCTTGCTGCGGTTGTCCATACGGCACCGGCAGCGGCACCCGCACAGGCAGCACCCGCACCCGGCAACGCCCCGCCGTGGCGGCGCTAAGACGCTAATACACCAACTGGGGCGGCGCATTTGTGCCGCCCACAATTATCCGCACCCGGACGAAAAAAACATGCACCTGTATGCAGCCGCTTTCGCGGCGTCATTTATCCACGTCTTTTTGAAAGCCGTTCAGCAACGCAACGTGGCGTTTCTGAATTATGGATGGGTGCCGGTTATATCGCTCGGCATGGCCGCGACTGAAGTTTACGTTATAGCGTCCGTCGCGAATAACGGCTGGCATGTTTTAATCGTGCTGGCAATCGGACTAGGCGGCGGTGCGGGCGCAATGCTCGCAATGTGGAGCCACAACAAATGGATTATGAAGCATGATTGATAATGCCCTAGGCGCGCCGTGGAAGCCCGCCCCGCCGCCCCCACAAACCCGTTTCATCATGCCAAAGATCATCGGCATTACCGGGCTGGCAGGCTCCGGCAAATCCACGATTGCCGACATTCTCGAATATGACTTTGGCTTTGTCCGCGTGAAGATGGCCGGGCCGCTCAAGGCCATGCTTCGGGCTATCGGAATGTCGGATGTGCATATTGAGGGTGAGCTAAAACATTCAGAGCAGCCCATGCTTTGCGGAAAAACCCCGCGCCACGCCATGCAAACACTCGGTACGGAATGGGGGCGAAAGTGCATCGGTGAAAACTTTTGGACCGGGCTATTCACCGAAGCTGCCTGCGATGTTATCGACAACGGCGGCAAGGTTGTGTGCGATGATGTGCGCTTTGCGAATGAGGCTGATACGATCCGCCGCATCGGCGGTATGATTTGGGGTGTCACGCGCCCCGGCGTTGCGAGCGGCAAACACGAAAGCGAAACTGGCATTGCCGAAATTGAGCCGGATCATGTTATCGTGAACGGCGGCACGATTGAAGATTTGCAGGATGCCGTTTGGGGCTTGGTGTTGCGGTGAAGCCCGAAATCCCACTAAAGAGCGGCGATGAATACGACGCATTTTCGCGCTGGCGTCATGTTCATATCTGGCGACCGGGGCAGATAAAGTCCGCACAAAGACGATATTGGCGCAGAGTTAGAAAATGTTGGAGGGCGCGACTTGGTAAAACTGCCAGAGAAGAAATCTGACCCGACGCTTGACGCGATGAATGCTGCAATGGAGGCTCGCACAGAATATAAGCGTGGCTACCTTGGCATGTCGTCAATCGGCAATGAGTGCGAGCGTCAGCTGTGGCTTTCATTCCGTTGGACTTATACGCCGTCATTCGACGCAAAGACGCTCAAGCGGTTTGCTGATGGTCATGCAAGCGAGGCGATCATGGCCGCTCGGCTCAAGGCTACGCCGGGCGTCACGCTTATTGACCTTGATCCCGAAACCGGAAGGCAGTTCGGTTATCGAGATTTCGGCGGGCACTTTCGCGGTCATAGCGACGGCCATATTGAGGGCCTATACCAAGCGCCAAAGACGCCGCATATCTGGGAGCATAAGTGCAGCGAAAAAATGGCCGCGCTGCAAAAGCTGACGGCGCAAAACGAAAAGACGGC